CACCCCGGATTTCCCCGTGAATACCCTGCGCACCAACACCAACCTGACCGTGACCGCCGAACTGGCCAACGGTGTCGTCTACACGCTCTCCAACCGGATTTCCCCGTGAATACCCTGCGCACCAACACCAACCTGANGCCGTCATGGGCCTGTCTGGGCCGGCTGGCTTCAAGGAAACAGCACTGGAGCCAGCCCTACATCAAGGTGGTGGCGCTGTTCACCCCGGATTTCCCCGTGAATACCCTGCGCACCAACACCAACCTGACCGTGACCGCCGAACTGGCCAACGGTGTCGTCTACACGCTCTCCAACCGGATTTCCCCGTGAATACCCTGCGCACCAACACCAACCTGACCGTGACCGCCGAACTGGCCAACGGTGTCGTCTACACGCTCTCCAACGCATTCGTGCGTGGCGAGCCAAAAGCCAAACCGATTGAGGGCACGATCGAGATCGAATTCTCGGGAAGCCAAGGACAATGGAGTAACAACCAATGAGTGATCCAATCGCAACGCAGCAAGCAATCTCTCACGCTTCCCCTGAGCTACGCGGTGCTCGCACACGGCGAAGAAATCGACTGCCTGGTCCTGCGCCAACCCACCACAGGCGATGTGATCGATCTCGGGCAACCAATGCGACTGCTCCCCGGCAATGGCATGGAAGAACCTGCCGTGGAAGTACGCATGAATGTGGTCGCCCATTACGTGGCGCGACTGGCTGCCATTCCACTGTCCAGCGTCAAGGCACTGTCGCTGGGTGATTTTGGACGCGCCACGCAGGCGGTGCTGGGTTTTTTCGGGGAAGACACAGCACCGCCGGATCGAGTGAGGCGCGACTGGCTGCCATTCCACTGTCCAGCGTCAAGGCACTGTCGCTGGGTGATTTTGGACGCGCCACGCAGGCGGTGCTGGGTTTTTTCGGGGAAGACACAGCACCGCCGGATCGAGTGAGCAGTTCACCGAGCGCGTCTTCGAACGAAGTCGCCTGGTTCTTCAAGACTTCCCCGCGCCACGTCCTGAGTTTGAGCCTGGCCGAATTCGAACTGTGGAACCAACACGCCGAGCGCATCGCCCTGCGCCTGCAAGACAGTGCGTGATGCCATCCCAGTCGCCTGGTTCTTCAAGACTTCCCCGCGCCACGTCCTGAGTTTGAGCCTGGCCGAATTCGAACTGTGGAACCAACACGCCGAGCGCATCGCCCTGCGCCTGCAAGACAGTGCGTGATGCCATCCCAATATACCCCCCCCCATCATGTCTGATCGTTTCGAACTCAAGGCCATTTTGTCGGCCAATGCGCAAAGTCTCATCCATGCGCTCAAGTCGGTCGAGGCTCCCGCACAAGCCGCGCGCAAATACCTCACCGACATCGGCAAGTCCGCCTCCGGTCTGGCGGGCAAGTTCGGCTTGCCCATCGGCATCGTCGGCGGCTTAGCGGCCGGTTTTGGCCTGGCCAAGGTCAAGGATGCGGTACATGCCTATGCCGAACTGGGCGAAGCCGTGCATCAACCCCCCCCCATCATGTCTGATCGTTTCGAACTCAAGGCCATTTTGTCGGCCAATGCGCAAAGTCTCATCCATGCGCTCAAGTCGGTCGAGGCTCCCGCACAAGCCGCGCGCAAATACCTCACCGACATCGGCAAGTCCGCCTCCGGTCTGGCGGGCAAGTTCGGCTTGCCCATCGGCATCGTCGGCGGCTTAGCGGCCGGTTTTGGCCTGGCCAAGGTCAAGGATGCGGTACATGCCTATGCCGAACTGGGCGAAGCCGTGCATCACGGCGCCACGCGCGCTGGCATGAGCGTGGAACAGTTTCAGCGCATGAAGTACGTCGCCGAACAAAACGGCGTGGCGGTCGAACAGATGGAAGGGGCCATGGGCAAACTCAACCTGACCCTGGGACGTGCGGCCAACGGACGAGGCAAGGAAGCGGCCGCACTGCTGACCCATCTGGGCATCGCCATGCGCGATGCGTCCGGTCAGTTGCGTTCGGGCATGGGCGTGCTGCCAGAGCTGGCCGACGCCTTCGTGCGCAACGTACGTCGCCGAACAAAACGGCGTGGCGGTCGAACAGATGGAAGGGGCCATGGGCAAACTCAACCTGACCCTGGGACGTGCGGCCAACGGACGAGGCAAGGAAGCGGCCGCACTGCTGACCCATCTGGGCATCGCCATGCGCGATGCGTCCGGTCAGTTGCGTTCGGGCATGGGCGTGCTGCCAGAGCTGGCCGACGCCTTCGTGCGCAACGAAAATCCCGCCGTGCGTGCACGCATGGGAATGGCGCTATTCGGGAAGAAGTGGCAGGAAATCGTCCCGCTGCTGGAAGCCGGTGGCGAAGGCATCGAGCAAGCACAGGCACGCATGTCTCGCTTCAAAGGCGTCATGAGCGAGGAAGACATTGGTCGCTCGCGCGAATTCGCCAAATCACTGCGCGATCTGGAGATCGTCAGCAAGGGTTTCCAGATCATCATTGCCAAGAACCTGGTACCGGCGATCAAGCCGGTGGCGAAGGCATCGAGCAAGCACAGGCACGCATGTCTCGCTTCAAAGGCGTCATGAGCGAGGAAGACATTGGTCGCTCGCGCGAATTCGCCAAATCACTGCGCGATCTGGAGATCGTCAGCAAGGGTTTCCAGATCATCATTGCCAAGAACCTGGTACCGGCGATCAAACCAACCACTGCTGGATGGATTCAACGACTGGATGGCGGCTAACCTGCTGGATGGATTCAACGACTGGATGGCGGCTAACAAAAAACTGGTGTCCACCGAGGTCGGTCGCATCGCCAAGGACTTGGGGCGTGGGTTATCCAGCATCGACTGGCGCGGCATGGCACGCAGTGTGCTGGCGCTCGGACACGGCATCGGCAAGTTGGTCGACTTCGTCGGTGGTCCGCGCAATGCCCTGATCGGTTTGGCGGTGGTGATGAATGCCCAGACCATCATGGCCCTGGGCGGATTGGAAAACTGGTGTCCACCGAGGTCGGTCGCATCGCCAAGGACTTGGGGCGTGGGTTATCCAGCATCGACTGGCGCGGCATGGCACGCAGTGTGCTGGCGCTCGGACACGGCATCGGCAAGTTGGTCGACTTCGTCGGTGGTCCGCGCAATGCCCTGATCGGTTTGGCGGTGGTGATGAATGCCCAGACCATCATGGCCCTGGGCGGATTGGTCTCTCGTCGCCGTCGGGCGCGCGGGGATCGCGTTGCTGGGGATGGCGGCCAGAGCCTATGTCGCCAGTAATGCAGCGCTGCTGTCGATGCTGCGCATGGGGCTGGGCGCATCACAGTTGGTCACCGGTCCGTTAGCGCTCTTGCGCTCGGGCTGGACACTACTGACCACCACTCGATGCTGCGCATGGGGCTGGGCGCATCACAGTTGGTCACCGGTCCGTTAGCGCTCTTGCGCTCGGGCTGGACACTACTGACCACCACGACTGACTGTCTCCATGAGTGGCCTGATGTCCAGCGCCTTTGCCATGGTCGCCGGCGGCATTCGCGCTGTTGGTGCCGCCATGATGGCCAACCCCCTCGGCATCATCCTGGCCATCGCCTCGGCGGCCTGGCTCATCGTCGAGAACTGGGACACGCTGAAGAGCTGGTTTAACAGCTTCTGGAGCTGGATCAAGGCGCATGGCGAACTGATTCTGTCTCCATGAGTGGCCTGATGTCCAGCGCCTTTGCCATGGTCGCCGGCGGCATTCGCGCTGTTGGTGCCGCCATGATGGCCAACCCCCTCGGCATCATCCTGGCCATCGCCTCGGCGGCCTGGCTCATCGTCGAGAACTGGGACACGCTGAAGAGCTGGTTTAACAGCTTCTGGAGCTGGATCAAGGCGCATGGCGAACTGATTCTCACCCACCTGCCTCGGTCCGATTGGCTGGATCGCCAGCACGATCATCCAGCACTGGGAGCCGATCAAGACGTGGTTCGGCGATTTCGTCCACTGGTTGTCGGACAAACTGAGTTGGATGGTCGATGTGGTTCGGCGATTTCGTCCACTGGTTGTCGGACAAACTGAGTTGGATGGTCGATGCGGCCAAGTCCGTCGGTCATGCCTTCGGAATCGGTGTCGAGGACGAGACATCGGTGGCCCCCGCGCGCAGCCGTCCTTCCCGAGGCACGCCTTTTTCGTCGCTGACCTCGCCCGTTGCCGGCGAACGGCCCTCTTTGTTGGGGAAAGCAGCCGGCGGCACCAAAGTGGAGGGCCAGGTCAACATCAAGATCGATGGTCTGCCCGAGGACGAGACATCGGTGGCCCCCGCGCGCAGCCGTCCTTCCCGAGGCACGCCTTTTTCGTCGCTGACCTCGCCCGTTGCCGGCGAACGGCCCTCTTTGTTGGGGAAAGCAGCCGGCGGCACCAAAGTGGAGGGCCAGGTCAACATCAAGATCGATGGTCTGCCCGCCGGCTCACGCGTCGAGCAGGTCCGTGGCGGCACCATGCCGATCAATGTCGATGCCGGTTACAGCACGCATGCGCTGCTGATGCCATAGCACTACACGACTCTAATGGCCACGTATTCCGACGCGCTGCATCCAGCCTCCTTTCGTGGGATGGCCTTCCAGGTCAATGGTGCCGACTGCGGTGTCGGCCGCCGCGTGCAGATCCATGAGTATCCCCAGCGCGACACGCCCTGGGTCGAAGACCTCGGCCGCGCCACCCGCGAAATCGCGCTGGACGCCTTTCTGATCGGCACCGACTACATCGATCAAGCCAATGCCCTACTCTCCCTGCTGGAAACAGCCGGACCCGGCACGCTCGTGCATCCCTGGCTCGGGACGATGCAAGTGTGCCTATCGGCACCGGCACGCGTGCGCTTCGATGCAGCGCTGGGCGTGGCGACAGTGTCCTTGTCCTTCGTCGAGTCGGGCGAACTCACCTTCCCCAATCCGACCCGTTCCACCCAGGCAGCCAGCCGGCTTGCTGCCGATGGACTGGCCACTGCGGCGATCCAAGATTTCACGGACAACTTCACCGTCGCCGGCTTCCAGAGTTTCGTCGCGGCAGCCGCCCAAGGACAACTGGCCACCATGCTGGGGTTCATCGGGGCTGGCCAGAGCGCGCAAGTGCTGACGAATTTTTCCTCCGAAGCGACATCGCTCAACAATCTGGTCACCCAGGCAGCCTCTTTCCTGCGCGATCCAGCGATGCTGGGGCACACGCTGCTTAATGCCTTCGGTATGTCCGGCAGCGCAGGCACCATCGCGGCCTGGTCCAATGTGGTCAAGTTGCTCACCACAACGGCGGCGGCGAAGTCCATGCTCGCGCGCACCTCGATCATTGCGGCCACGCCCTCGCGCAGACAGATCGATACCAATGCCGGCGCGCTCTATAACCTGGGCAGACAACTGCTGCTCGCGCAGGCGGTGGGCATTTCGTCCCTGGTCGGCACTGAGCAGGACAGCGTGCAAGCCGGCATCAGCCAGCCGCAAGGCAGCACACCGACCATCCCACAGCAGGTCNGTGGTCAAGTTGCTCACCACAACGGCGGCGGCGAAGTCCATGCTCGCGCGCACCTCGATCATTGCGGCCACGCCCTCGCGCAGACAGATCGATACCAATGCCGGCGCGCTCTATAACCTGGGCAGACAACTGCTGCTCGCGCAGGCGGTGGGCATTTCGTCCCTGGTCGGCACTGAGCAGGACAGCGTGCAAGCCGGCATCAGCCAGCCGCAAGGCAGCACACCGACCATCCCACAGCAGGTCACCCAAGACAGGATGCTGGCGGCGCGCGACACACTAATCTCCACACTCGACGCCGAGATGCACCACTGCGCAGACGCCGCCTACGAGGCGTTGCAGACAGCCAGCGCAGCGATCTATGCGGACCTGACGACACGAGCGCAGAGCGCGGCACGCCTGACATCCTGGACACCACCAGAGACGATGCCAATGCTGGCGCTAGCCTACGAGATGCACCACTGCGCAGACGCCGCCTACGAGGCGTTGCAGACAGCCAGCGCAGCGATCTATGCGGACCTGACGACACGAGCGCAGAGCGCGGCACGCCTGACATCCTGGACACCACCAGAGACGATGCCAATGCTGGCGCTAGCCTACGAGCTGTATGCCGATGCCTCGCGCGATGCCGAGATCCAGTTACTTACGCAACGGTATCCGCCATCCCGGCTTCGTCCCTCCCAATGCGCTGTGCGTGATTGCAGCCTGACATGACGACCCGTCGCGATCCGGCCGGTGAACCGGAGAATCAGGTGCGCCTGGTGGTGGGTGGCCAGGACTTCGGCGGCTGGAAGAAAATCCGCATCGAGGCCGGGATCGAGCGACAGGCACGCAGCTTCGAACTGGAAGTCACTGATCGCTGGCCCGGATCGACAGCAGCAGCAACGGCGGACACGGCCCCACCACTGTGGCGTCGCATCCGTCCTTTTGACGCCTGCCAGGTGTTCATCGGCAACGACCTGGTACTGACCGGTTATGTCGATGCCACGCCAATCCAATATGACGGCCAGCGCATCAATGTCAACGTCAAAGGCCGCAGCCGCACTTGCGATTTGGTCGATTGCTGCACGCCCGACACCGGTCGCGCGCCGACCGCAAGTCACAGCATGTGGGCAGACGTCAAAGGCAAGGACGGCAAGACCGGCACCGTCGTCACGCCGGCAGCGGCCAACACCAACGTGTGGCGTAACGCCAAGCTGGAAACCATCGCCGCCGCGCTGGCAGCCCCCTATGGCGTGCGCGTGATGNAATGCGCTGTGCGTGATTGCAGCCTGACATGACGACCCGTCGCGATCCGGCCGGTGAGCCGGAGAATCAGGTGCGCCTGGTGGTGGGTGGCCAGAACTTCGGCGGCTGGAAGAAGATCCGCATCGAGGCCGGGATCGAGCGACAGGCACGCAGCTTCGAACTGGAAGTCACGGATCGCTGGCCCGGATCAACAGCAGCGGCGACAGCGGACACCACCCCACCCCTGTGGCGCCGCATCCGTCCCTTCGATGCCTGCCAGGTCTTCATCGGCAACGACCTGCAACGGTATCCGCCATCCCGGCTTCGTCCCTCCCAATGCGCTGTGCGTGATTGCAGCCTGACATGACGACCCGTCGCGATCCGGCCGGTGAGCCGGAGAATCAGGTGCGCCTGGTGGTGGGTGGCCAGAACTTCGGCGGCTGGAAGAAGATCCGCATCGAGGCCGGGATCGAGCGACAGGCACGCAGCTTCGAACTGGAAGTCACGGATCGCTGGCCCGGATCAACAGCAGCGGCGACAGCGGACACCACCCCACCCCTGTGGCGCCGCATCCGTCCCTTCGATGCCTGCCAGGTCTTCATCGGCAACGACCTGGTGCTGACCGGTTATGTCGATGCCACGCCAATCCAATATGACGGCCAGCGCATCAATGTCAACGTCAAAGGCCGCAGCCGCACTTGCGATTTGGTCGATTGCTGCACGCCCGACACCGGTCGCGCGCCGACCGCAAGTCACAGCATGTGGGCAGACGTCAAAGGCAAGGACGGCAAGACCGGCACCGTCGTCACGCCGGCAGCGGCCAACACCAACGTGTGGCGTAACGCCAAGCTGGAAACCATCGCCGCCGCGCTGGCAGCCCCCTATGGCGTGCGCGTGATGACCGAAATCGATACCGGCGCGCCCATCACCGAACACCACGTCCAAATCGGCGAAACCGTGTTCGAGAGCATCGACCGGTTGATGCGTCTGCGCCATGTGTTGTCCACCGACAACGCCCTGGGCGATCTGGTGTTCATCGATGTCGGCAGC